GGATCGACTACATAAACACGTTTGCTGCCAAAGTTCTCGCGGTACGTGATCGCGGCGGCATCGTCCGTGTTTGGGCCATCGGCAATGATGACGGCTTTAAGCTGATCGGCAATGCCAATTAATTCGGCCACGACTTCTTCTTCCTGAGAAAATCCCGGTGCTATCAAGATGCGCGGCTTTACCTTAACCACTGTTTCAGCTGTTAAAAACGCCTGCACGCCGGTCATTCCTGAGCCGATAATGTTGGACTTGGTTGCGGCGGCATCAAGCCCTTCGGCAACCCGAACCACGACAATCATCGCCCCTGATTGATCAAAGATGGCATCTATTGCATCCGGGAGCGTGCCTTCTTTGCTGCCGATGGTATCAAGCCCTGCGGCCTCCATGCGGCTGCCAGTGACCAGCACCGGAATATTAAGCGGGAAGGCTTCATCGACGCCGCTCGCCAAAGTTTGCACTTTAACCGTTGCGGTAACGGCAGATGCGCCGGTTGATGTTGAGGTATTGGCGCAAGTAACAAGCAGTGATGCAGGATCGCTGGCGGTAATCGCAGCAATAATAAGCGCCCCTGTTGAAGTAATCGTGCCGGTAGGGCCTGTTGCCAGGTTAATAGTAATGGCCGTACCGGAAACAACAACGCCTAAAGATTGGCTGTTCGCCTTCGGGTCTTTTAAATGCACCGTGATGTCGTTTCCGGCTTTGCCTGGCGTTACGGCGGTAAATGTCAGCGCATTGTTACTCGCAACCACGCCTGTTTTTAACGTGGCTGCTGCGGCCAAAGCGCTATTAGGTGCCGTCCCGATTAAGCCGATAACGGATGATTTTTGGGTTGTTATTGGGCGAATACCATCGTCTATTTCAACGATTTCGACGCCGTGTAAAAATTGTTCTGGCATGGTGTGCTCCTGGTTAAAAAAGGTAATTTGACGGCATCAGTACATATCCGATTTACAAAAAGTGTGTAGCTCAGTCCGCAAAGATTGAATCTTGAACGGCGAATAATTTTCGGGCTGCAAATAATGGCTTAATTCCGCCTTGATCGTATTACAGGCTTCTATTGAGCCGTCATGCCGGTCTACTGTTACCTTAACCGGCACAGCCGCCGTGCAAGACGACAAAATCAGAAAAATTAAATATTTCATGTGATAACCTGCCTTAAACATAAATTAAACCGAAATACGAGGTTCTAGCCGCGCTTGAGCTTGTGGCTACTGTCGCCGCATTGGTTAATGCGACCACGTTAACATCGCCCGGCAAAGCCGTTGCCGTTGGATCGGTCGCGGCAATTGTGCCTTGCGTTGATCCCGATCGCCGTCCAGTTAAAGTAATCGTGCCGGTGCTGTCCAGCGCATACTCGAACAGGATGGCCGATCCGGTTAGCGCCAAACTGACTGCTGAGGTGCTGCTGCCGTTCGCTATGGATTTAGTGGTGTAATTGGTCAATGCCCTGGCAATATCACGAGTCGTCGAGTTGGCTAAAATAGCCAGCGCCGCATCGCTATTGTAAATTGCGCTTCGGGCTATCGTGTTGCCCATGATGAGCGCCAATGCAAAAGAGCTTGCCGCTACCGAGGTCATAAAGGCCGAGTTGGCAAGATAAGCCGTCATTGCCGTTGTGCTATTGGCTATAGCCTGAAGCATAATGGTGTTATTGAGGATAACTGCGCTGGCAGTTGCGCTGCCAAGGCAAGCGGTAATAGCTGCGGATGAATCCGCCAGGCTTGCCGCAAACGCTTTTTGCCGCATCGCTGCAACAAAAGCGCCTTTGTTGGCAACAACAGCTAATTCTGTTTCCAGTTGCGAAGCGCTAAGTCCGCCGCCAACCAGAAGATTGAGTAATCGTAGTGCTTTTAATGAGCCTGGCATATTAGCCGCCTCCTAGTGCGGTTATTTGTGTTTGCAAATTGTCGATAACTACAGACATATAAGCCCATACGAAATCCCAGCTAGGCGCTATCAATACCCAGCGTCCGCTTCCCGATGACGGCTGTATGACGGTTTCGCCGTCGGCGGCATCGGTGTTTGAACTTTCGTATTTATAAACGCCGTAGCCATCCACAACCGCTAATTGACCGTTGGTAACACCAACCGCAAGCGTAACCGTTCCGGCATCGGGCGGCGCATTAAGCACGATGGTTTTTGGCAAAGACAATACAAAGCCATTTCCAGCGTCGTTAATTGTCGGCACTTTAGCGGCATCGCCAACTCCAGAAGGCGCTGGTATTTGCAACGCAGCAAGATTGGCAGTAGTGGTGCTTAACAATGTGTTTAGCACCGCTTCGGCGTTAGCTATTGAGGAATTTGAGGCAATATCCATATAAGCCACCAGCGCCTCAGCCTGAACCGCCGCATCATCAAGTTTCCCGGCAGATACGCTGACAATGCCGTCGATCCGCTCCAGACCTATTTCGTTGAGCGCATTAACCGCGCCTTCCCAGGATATTTCAACGCCCTCAAGCGCCGCGATACGGTTATCGACATCCTGAAAAATCGGGTTAAACGTGCGCTCGCTTAGCGCCGTTTTGCCGTCCTTAAACCGGTATTTATCAAACCGGGTAGGCATGGCTCACCTTGTCGGCCACTGTTTTCAGCACGCTGCCGAGCAAGATCACTTCCTGTCCAGGGCAAAGGCAGTTGCCCAGCAGCTCGAAGCGCTCGATGATGTCTACGCGGTATTGGGTGTCATCGTCTAAATTATTGGCATTCATTTTAAAAGTCTCCGCTTATAAGGTTGAGTCGATGAGTTCAACAATGCTGAAAGGTTGCGCCCCGGCGGTACGGGTTCCAGATACTTTTACCTTGTAACTGGTTGCCGCCGGCACAGAGAACGTATGTTTATAGCGTCGTGCTCCGTCCTCAAGCGTGTACGTCGTAACTGATGCCGCATACTCCGTGCCGCCGACAATAATTTTCGGTGTCAGCGTGTGATTGGCGTTATCCCAGTTGGAAATTAATGATGACAACACGATGCTGGTAGTGCTGGCAACAGTTCGCGCGGTTGAAAAGTAAACGATTGCGGTATCTGAACGGGACACCGTTATCGCATTATTAGTCAACACCAAAGCCGGTTGCAGGTCTTTTGTACCTAAAAATACGGCTCGCAGATTAACCAGATTCGGCGCAGCGGCTAAACGCAGCGTTGGATCGCCCAATGGATACCATGCACCCGATCCGGACGGCTGGATTTCATAAAATAATTCACAGCCCTTGGGTATTACTTCCGGAACATCGATACGAATATCGGTCATCCCGTTTGTCAGGCTTAATGCCTGTAAATTAACCACGGTGCGCGATAAACTAAAGCTGGCCGCATACAGCGTGAATAACAGATCATTAGTGCTTTGTACGTTATAATCCGAATCCTGGCCGTAAAACAATTGGCCTTGAGTATTTGCGCCGCCGCTGACCAACGCCAGGCGGTGATTGCCTTGGGTAATCGCAACGATGGCATAACGTTGGCCTGAACGCAGAAATACCGGCGGTATAGCAATATTGGTTTCTTCAGGATAGCTTTTAAGATTGGCTTGAGTAACTGTGACCAATGCCAAGGCTCTGCCCAGGTTGGGCTTGCCGCCGGTAACTTCTGTCACTGCCAGCGTAACATCACCTGAACCAGCAACCTGGCTAAATGACAATCCTACTTGCGTAAGCCACATGGCATTTGGTATCAATACCGTTTGTGCCAGCATAGCGCCGCTGATGTTGGTTGTTGTCTGTTCCAGTTCGTAATCGTCTTTGGGCTTAATCTTGACGCTGCCAAAATTAGGCGTTTCAAAATCTTTCAAATAGCCGTGATTATCCCAGCCGTGACGGCTGTACCATTTTTTGTGGTTATTGATGTTAGGCCCGTAATGCTCGGTATGCGTGATCGGCTTGAACTTGGTGATAACCAGAGCTTGCGACTGATAGCTGCTGATCGCCACATCGCCGGAATAGCCTGAAGTTTTCAGGCGTTCAACAGACGTATAAGCCGGTAATACCGAGTTGGCCGCAGATACCGCAACAGCCGGGTCAATCGGGTTAAAAAGCGCAAGATTAACCGTTTGGCTGGCTGCAAAGGGGAACAGGATGCCGTCAACAACGCGGGCCGAATAACCGGATTCACCAACGCCGGATTGATTGGCATCACCATAATTTGGCGTGGTTGTTACGGCATTGGCCGGAGTAACTTGAGATTGTTTCAGCGCAGCAATATCGTTGGCCAGCTGGATTATCGATTCACGATCCGCTTTGCCATCGGTTTTAATCGTCAATGCCGCCAGGTCTGTGGCAATGGAAGCTATACGTGGTTCTGCTATCGCTTTCCAGGTTTCCAGAGTTGCAAGACGGGCGGCGTGATCAGCCAATTGCGGAAGCCTGGAGGCGTCCTGCATGACAATATGATCAATGCCGGTCGGCGTCAAATACACATAGGCAATCGCCAGCGTTCCGTTTTGTATGACCGGCGGCTGCGGGTCGGCTGACTCAGCGCCCGGAAGCAAATTCACGTTGCACGATTGCAGACGCAACATAGCGACCGCTTGCGGCTGGGTTGCGCCGGTGGTTAAGTCGATCAGAAAGTCGCGCGGCTCGACTAGCGTATCCACCTCGCTTCCCCAAACGATAACCGCTACGCATTTTTTGGTTACCAGCGGCAGGTATTGAAAAAGGTTAAGTGTTTGCGCAGTTTCGGCAATGTAACTTAAGCCATTATTGTAAAAGCGCACCGGCGCCACGGTAATTTCTGTTGCCGATGCCGCAGCGGTAATGCCACCGGCAAACGCCAGGTTGATTGTCACTGCATCTTGAGTGAGATGCTGCAAACTGTCGGCGGCGTATTCCTCAATGTTATTGAGGTCTGCGCTTTGCAGTTCCTGGCGATCTCGAAATATGACTTGTTTTTCCATCTCCGCTCCTAATTAAGCCCAAGCGCCAGACAATATTTGCCCGGCAATGTTAGATTCGCTGGCTTTCGCCGGTTTTTTACTGTTCAAATTCAACTCGATGCGCTCTGATGCCCGTGCTACAGAACGCATCGCGTCGATACAATCGGTTAAAGCGGTTTTTGCCTGATCGACTAAAAAACCGCGCACGAATAAACCGGCGCATTGCAACGGCCATTTTCCGGGTGCGCTTACAAAAAGCTCGGCATGGAAGGCAGGCATACCGAGAATCCCTGCATTTAAATGCGAGATAACTTTGCGAGACTCGACATCGATGTCAGGATCAAACAAATATAAGCGCTGATAAAGACGGTCACGGGCAGTCGAAAGCAACAAGTAACCGGCGGTAAACTTACCGGCATAGATGCCTATCGCAATGCCCGTTTCCGCTACTGCATCCGGTTTTATATCAATAGGCGTCATATCCGGCAACGCCAGCAACCGGCGCACCGTTTCTGCGCTATCCAGATAAGAACTGTTCAAGGCCAGCCGGTAAAAGCGTTTTGCAGCTTCTGTCACGGTCAAATACAGCGGATGCCCGGCGCAAAAGGACAGCTTGTCGGCGCTGCCAGGGATCCCAGCTTCGGTAATCGTGACGGTTACGGCATTGGCGTTTTTAGTTTCGGTGACGCGCTCGGCTATGGTCAACTCGGTGTCAACGCCGTTTTTGCGCAAATAAGCGCGGGGATTCATGCGTAATACCGCATCGCTGATAACCGGAAAGCCTGACTCGAGGCAATCGCCCACCAGCAAGCCTATGCGCTGCCCAATAGTGCGGTAGCGGTAAATCTTTAATTGTGGATAGCGGGCCACAAACGTATTGCGCTCGGCGACGGTTAAAGCAGGTGACGGGTAGATTTTTGCGGGCGGCACGATGGCTCGCGTGACTTCACACGCGGACGCTTTAGCTGCCTGTTTAAACGCCCATAGCGTTCCGGCGCGGCGATGCAGATTCCACGACGCTTTCGTGCGGTCACGTTTTTCGGCCTCAGATAAGGCGTTTTTCCACCAGAGTACATCATCGGCCCAGGCCAGCCAGGGCAATAAAGGAGATGGAATAGCAGCGGGCGTATCCAGCGTTTTAATGCCTGATGGATCAATGCCGTCAAGCTGGCTTGCATATTCGATAGCCTGTTCAAGTTTTGTGCTGTTCGGTGGCAATAAGCTGGCTGCTGAAGTCACGACCAATCGCCTCCGTAAGTGTTAATAAATTCAGGAACGAAAACCATCGCAATGGCGATAATTCCCATAATTAAAATCATCATAACCATAAACATTTTTATGCTTTTAAGGATCGCGTTCAATCTGCCACCCATTCATCGCTAAGCAATTGGCCGTCAAATTCGCTGATATTGCAGGTAAAAACAATCCTGCCTTTTGCTAAATGACTTATTTTGTAATTATTGGTCGAGCCGACCTTCTCACCATTACCTTTTAAAAAATAATAAACGGTCATGCTACTCATCGATGCCCCCGGAAACTACATTTATGGTTAACGGCAAGGCCAGTTCATCGCTGCTAACAACAACATCAACAGCGGGGCTGGATAAAATGGTATTTTGCACTCCGGCAACAGTCAGAGCGGCGATGATTCCGGAACGGGTCGCGTCGAAATTAAGGCGGCGGATGCTCTTTAAATAGCTGTCCAGTTGCTTGCGGGCCTCGATTACAACAACAGCAGGATCGGGGCCTCGGTAAATAATGAGTAAAGCTTCAATGGCGAAGGGAATAACCGTCGGCGCTTTGACGATAACCTGATCAGTTAACGGGCGAATATCTTCGGCATTTAATTTCAAGCGAACGGCATTAAGCAATGCATTGTCATTGCGGGCGATGATTCGCGCCTGGGTTTGCTCCAGTCCGGTTTGATCGAATGCAGCTGCGCCGTTTATTAATTCATTGCCTGCTGCATCGGCGCTTTCAATAATTTGTTTGGCGAATACGGCAACGACGACTTGCCCCGGCGTCGGACTGTAAACAGAGACATCGGCAATATCATTGGATACGCCCAGCGCATGCTGTCTGTATGCATTGAGCGGCCCTGCGGCGGCCAGCAAATGATAGCCCTGCTGGATACGATCACGTAACCGCGTATCGGTTTCGCCAGGCAAGCGGGCCACATCGTAACGCGCCCCAATTTGCTCCAGATCAGTGCCGATGGCAAAAGCCAGCATTAAGCCACGGGCGGCATCGTTTACGCGCTGCCGCAATATCAGCTCATCGTAAGCGAAAATTTCCAGCAGCTTGTAGGCTGGATCGCTTTCCAGCGGCAAAAATCCAGGCAAGGCGACATTCAACCTGGCTATTTTAGCCGCCAGAATCGTTTCATAATTAAGCGCCTCAATCAGTGTCGGCGCTGGAATGTTGGCCAGATTGAGTGATGTCATGGCTTGGCCCCTGCAACTGCGCCTGCGACAATGGCTTCAACAAATTTATTGATTTGCTTCATGCCGTTGCTTTGATTATTAGCCAACCCATTCATCTGTAATTGCACGACGCCTTTACTGTCGGTCTCATAAGTAAAGCCGTCCAGCGCAGTATCATTCCCCAGCGCATAGCCGGATGCCTCGACACTGCCATCGGCATGCCTGGTGTAATGAGCTACGCTGCATCCTGACAGGAAAAAATAAACAATTAGCAGCCATAAAAATAAAGCAACCGGGGCACCGTAAACCAAGCCATCAAAAACGGATTTAATCCTCATAAAATAATACCATCCAGTTTTATTGGCTTTCCATCCGGCAAGTATTTGCCCAAAATAGTTAGGGCAATGTGTCCCGCCTCGTCAGCGCTATCGGTAGTGATGCGCTCAACCTTGATGCGCGGCTCCCACTTCGCTAACGCTTCAGCGCTGGCCGCAACAATATCGATAATGGTGCTGCCGTTGATCGGCGCATCGATCAATTCAAAAATCTTTGATCCATATTCCCGGCGCATGACACGAGTTCCAATCGGCGTCGTCAAAATATCGACAATAGACTGCTTAAGGTGGGCTAAACCCGCCAATTCTTCGCCTGTGTTTCTGTCGCTGCCAATCATGTTCATGCCATTGTTTGAACGGGCAAATAAGCCGGGATAACCAAAGTTCGACCGGATGAAAGCTTTACTATGCATCTAACCAGATAAACCGTATTAGATAAGCCGCCAACAAGCCATTGACTGACTACGCCAGCATCGATTGATGCCGAACCGTCCCTGACTTTATAAGGGAACGCATCAGACCCGTATTTCACCGTAATATCAACCGTTACCAAGGTAACGATTTCTCCTGGCCGCAAATCTTTTGTAAAATGGAATTTCACCAATTGCCGCTCTGCCGGGTCTTTAATCGGCCATAACGTTATTTTCATATGAAGGCCTCATAGTTTCTGCGCAATGCTATTGCTTCAAAAACGCTGGAATTATTGCTGGTGAACCAAAGATTACCCAGCGCAGTGGTTAGCGCTTCGGCATCGCCGGATAAGTCCTGGCTTACGGTAATGTCTCCACTTGCCGTTGATGATGATATTGCATGTCCTTCCAAAGTAGGATCGCCACCCAATGAGCCCGCAGCGGACACTCTTGCGCTAACGGCCCCGGAAATCGATGTATCAGCTTTTAAAGCGGCTGATGCGCTGGAACGGGCTGCTGCCGATCCGGATAAAGCTGCTGCGCTGCTGAGATTTGCTAATGAAACGGCTGCCGACAAAGCAGCGCCAGACAAGCTGATTGCTTGCGCTTGCAGCTCTGGCTTTAAAATAATGCCAAACAAGGCCACAGGATTATTATAATTTTGCTTGCCCCAGTTTTGAGAACCAGGAAGTAAGCCAGCAACTGGAGCATCAATTGTAGAAATTCCAATACCGCCGCCTAACAATGACAAATTATTGCTTCTCCCGATCAAATTGGGAGCCCATGAAAAATTTGATGATGAATTATTGCTTGAGGGTAATAAAGAAGTCGTAACGATATAAGGATTTGTTGCAATAACAGCGTTTGATGTTAGCGTACATCCGGAATTTGTCAGAGTATTAGGTGATATGATATTTCCGGCTGTGCTTCCCTCAAACGATGTTGGAGCGCATATATCATTATTTATAATATTATTTCCGGTAGCCCCACTGAGATATACTCCGACGTAGTTAGTATTGACAATATTATTAGAAATTGTATGTCCATCTGTACCACTTAATATAATGCCATAGCCACCAGGGCCGCCATATATTTCATTATGATCGAAAAGTACATTTGTTAAGTTTTCTTTTGGTACGGTATTCCCATAAATTTCAAATTGGACAACACCACTTCCGGAAAAAACGTTATTAAAAATTTGCACATTATGAACCGTTGTATCAATATCAGGTTCAATATCAATACCCACCTGTGGAGCTGTGCCAATCGAATCCTTAAAAATGGAATTTTTGATAATAACGCCATCACCATCGATAAACCCCACACCTGATCTTCGATTATTATCGGCAATTACACGGTCGAGAATGAGATTAAAGTTACCAGATGCGCCTTGCCGGCCTAAATAAAAGCCGTCGCCCCAGCAATCTTTTGCGATTGTATAGTCCACGTACACATTAGTTGAACTTAAGATGCTCAAGCCCATACCCCATTCGCCATCTGAGGCCGTGTGCGTATATCTATCGCCCTGAATAATCCCACCCAAAATATTCACATTTATAGCATTAAGAACTTTTAAAATATGATATAAACCCTGATTATTTGGTATTGCCTTGATAATGGCGTTTTGAGCCATTTTGAAAGTCATGTTACTTTTAATCAAAACGGACATTACAGGATCAACCATATACACACCGTCCGGTACGTAAACTATCCCTCCTGTACCGGTAATCGCATTGATTGCCGCCTGTATTGCTAATGTGCAATTGAATATGCCATTTCCGATAGCACCAAAATCTAAAACATTGGCAATAACAAATGATGTTGGGACAGGAGCATGCCAGGATTCGCCGAAACTACCTGTTGAAATGCTGTAGCTGTAACCTCGTCCAGTGGTAATTGGATTTGAATTATCAGAGGCGGAAAACCGGATTGTTTCTGTTGATCCATCAACCAGGCTTTTGTGGCTAAACCGACCATTGCCGATATATCTAATATCATCATGAACAGCATGCGCCGGCCCCAATTCCAAATCATTTTCAAATAATCTTAAAATGGAAGCATCGCCGTTTTCAGTATCAGCTGGAGTCCCTGAAAACACATCATAAATATATGCAAAGCCAACCTCAGTATTAATTAGATTTGTTGGAATTATGCCCGTTTTGGTAGTCGTTGCCGCTGCAAAAATAATTTCTCTATTAGCTTCGGATGTCGTTATATCTCCGAAATGAAATGTGCCGTCGGTATCTATGCTGGTGCTCTGAATAATATTTTCAATCGGTGCGGAAATATCGCAATTTCTAAATATATGTATAATTCCGGTGACATGATGTCCGGGATCAGAAATTGCGACGCTGGTTTCAGCGCTCGTGCATAATTTCCAGAATAATGTTAGCCCGACTGCATTTAATCCACCCGCAGTTCCTATGCCGATCATGCCATTAGTCGGCAATGTCCAGCCTGATGGGGTTGCTATGGATTCGTTTGCTGAGCTCACCAGCAATAGTGCAATATCATTTGTTATGTGCGTGGGAAACACAATATCAATCGCATTAATTCCCGCAGCAAATTCACTACAAGAAATCCATGTCGGCATTGCTTCTGTCTTGAATGTCTGATCAGATGAAAAACTTATATTTCCGGATGAATCAGCTGATATGACCCGGAAATGAAAAAGCGTATTTTGCGGTAATCCGCTTAATGACTGTTGATGTGATGAATAATTAAATGAAGGCTCTAATGCGCCCATAATTCCATAAGCAGCGGTTAAACCATATTCAATTTGTCCGGTAGCAACCAATGGTGATCCATTTCCGGCCAACACATCCCAACTGATCTGTACGGAATTAAGAGTTATATTGGAAACTTGAATATTACTAATCGTAGTCATACCGGCGGCCCTACTGAATCTTCATGATCGTGGTTATGCAGGCTGATGCCGTTGGCGATTACATCTATTGCTGCGGTCAGCGTTCCCGACATCGTGATATTGCCGGTTAAGGTAATATCACCAATGATGGTAATGCCGCCGTCTGAAATAAGTTCCGTTGTTGCTCCTCCGGGCAGAATTGCTTTCAGGTGATGCGCTTCGCGGTCATACTCGATAATGGCGCCATCCTTATAAATCGTGTGATGCTTCTCCGGCGTGTTGACTGGCTGCGCGTGCGCGTTTTGGTAAACGCCCGTTAAAACTACGCCCTGATTCAGTTCTCCTGAAGGCGACAAAACTACGACCTGTTCGCCAACTTCCGGTGCATGCCAGCTGATGTCGCCGCCTGCCCGTGAAGTCTGCCAAGGCATCCAGCCGGTTAAAATATCGCCTGCCTGTACGCGCACCCTGGCATTTGCATAATCGGCCTGGGCAATCGTGCCAAGGCGGATCATATTGCTGAGGCGGCGGTCATGTTCTGTGGTTTCAAAAGTCACGGCACGATCCTTGTGTACTTATCGACGAACGCCAGGCCGATTTCAGGAGACAGGCCCAGCCAGACTTCTTGCGGTGGTATGCCGGTGCTGTCCCAGACATTATCGCCCAGGTAAATCGTTTGATCCCAGGATACGAACCAGCTTTCGTAACCGTTTTTTTCCGGATCAAACTTGCCTGGGCCTAATGTGATGCCGCCGGGGAAACTGACGGAGTGTCCCAGCGTCCATTTGTTTTTGCGGATTAGCGCGAACAGTTGCGAAGCAAAGTTACGCACTTCCATTTGCAGGTTATCGGTTTGCTGGCCCAGGATGCAATAGGCGGTAATGTGCATTAATAACGGTGCGCGGTCATCGCCGATGTCATCGCCTTCTTCGGCGGATTCAATCTCCAAAATGACTGCCGGGGTAATAATAGGCAAGGGTTGACCGGAAGCGGTTTCGCCTTGCTCATACCAAAGCACGGTGTTGATGTTGTCGCCAAAGCGCAAAGCGACTGAGGCTACAACGGCGGCATGGAATTGGCTTAACGTAGTCATGATGCCGCCCTTTCCAGTTCGTAGCTGACCAGGCGGCTGGTTTTCTGCGCCAGCGCTTGCTCGGCTTGAGGGATTAAGCGGCGCACGATTTGATTGCCTACCGTATCGATAGGCACGTTTAAGCGTTTAATAGCCAGGCGTTTGCTGGAAACTCGTGAAAAAATTCCGGTATGGCCTGGGTGCGATTTGTAAAAAGCCTTAAAGCCGCCTTCAAAAAAGTATTTTCCTGTTTGATAGCCGGTGCCGCTGGGGCCTTTATCTTTAAACTGCATGGCATCAACCGGCTTCAAGCCTAGCCACACCAGTCCGCTGATTGCGTTACCTGCGCTCGCCTTGGCTTTGGTTACCTTGATGCGCTTTGACAACAATTTGCGCGGTATTTCCAGCGCAGCGGGTAATTCTCGCAGCACGCGGCTTTTAACCCAGGCAGAAGTTTCATTGATCGCCCGGCGCTGAACGCGTTTTATCGCCGCGGGCGATAAAACGCTTTGTATAAGATGCTGAACCTGATCATCGTTTACCCTGATCTGCAAGAATCCGGCCTGGTCGTTGAATCCAATTGTCATTAGCGCCAACCCTCCGCTGTATAAGCGCTGTTGCCTGGTTCGTTCATAATCACAGTTAGCGTGCCGTCGCCTTTTGGCAAAACCTCTGTTACTACATAGGTTTTGCCAAAATACACCGCTGTCCAGTTCTTGCCGATACCAGGTGCGTCGCTTTCCAGCACTTCAATAATGGTGCTGGATACGTCTATTTTTGCTTCGATATTGTTTTTCCAGACATAGCCGTCAATGCTGCCCGGTTCTGCGCTTAATACGCATTTGGTCGTGATCACGACGGCGTTTGCAGGTGCGCTCAAAGTAATATCATCGCCCAGCGCTGACATGATAACTTGATCAATACCGGCATAAGCCGCATCAAAATCAAAATCGATTTCAGGAATTTCCATCAACGCCACCCGCTTGCTACAGCAATACTGTTGCCTGCCTGATTCAGGATGAGCATCAGAGTTCCGTCGCCTTTGGGTAGAATTTCCGATATCGCATAGGTTTTGGTTTGATACATTGCCATCCACTTTTTGCTGATGCCGATGGCTTCGGACTCCAAAACATCAATAATTAGGCTATACTGATCAATTTTTGCCGCCAGATTATCTCTCCAGGCAAAGCTTTCCTGATTGACCATGCTAGGCCGCGCACTTAAAACACATTTGGTGTTGATAGCAAACCCGGAAGGCGCTGTCAGCGTGATTTTTGAGCCTAATGCCGACAAAATGATCTTGTCGAGATCATAAAAAAGCTGGCTGAATCCAGTTAAGGTCTGTGTATAAAGATCGGCTTGCGCTGATGCTTGCGCACTGGCGGTTCCGCTTATAGCCAAGGCGCCTTGAATTAAATCAGCCATAGCAATAGTTCCGGCTGCGACTGCCCCGGATAATGAAGTTATGATTTGGCTAAATTCAGCTACGGCCAGAGTTTCTGCTATTGCCGCTCCATCTAATTGAAAATTGATTTTTATATCGCCGATCGCCAAGGCTTGCGCTACCGCAGCACCATTAAAACTGACTGTTGCAGTTAGATTTCCTGTGGCAATACTGACTGCTACCGCTGCGCCACTGATTGGCATGATCAGACTGAGATTTCCAGCACCCGAGGCAAAAGCCGAAGCCGAAGCGGCTAACGGCATGCTATTGCCTATATTTCCCTGTGCTATGGCTTGGGCTATTGCTACGCCTTCAAGTCCTCCATTCGACAAAACATCAAGCATACCGTTGGCAACGACAGACGCTGCGGCTGTTCCGGAAATCGCCTGGTTAATGTTCAGTCCGGCATTGGCAACAGCTTGAGCGATTGCCTCTCCGGATAAGGGTTGGGTTGAATTGATGGCCGCATTGGCTATGACTTGCGCCATTGCCGATCCGGATAAGGTTTGCATTGCAAGCAGATTAGCACTGGCTAAAACCTGAGCTATGGAAGAGCCTGACAGACTTTGATTAATATCCAGGCCTGCATTGGCTAACGCATAAACTATTGCTGATCCAGCCAAGGCTTGAGATGAGCCAAGGCTGGCGCTTGCCAGAGCTTGCGCTATGGCTACGCCTGCCAATGACTGGGTAGAATTAATGCCTGCAGCCGCTAAAACCTGAGCTATTGACGAACCTGACATTTGCAGAGTCATCGTGATTTGACCTACTGCCCCGCTGGCGGCTAGTGCAGTACCTGCCAAATTAACCGGGAAAATAAGATCACCGGATGCAGCGGCTTGCGCCTGAGCAGATCCAGCCAGGGGTTGCGTCATCGCCATTCCACCGGCAGCAACAGCGGCAGCAATAGATGAACCCGATAACGATAACTGCATTGTTACTGCGCCGGTGGCGGCGGTAAGCGCCGCCGATGATCCTGCCAAGCTCATGGCGCTGGTAATTGCGCCAGTGCCGGTTGCCGCTGATACCGATGCGCCGGTTAATGCGATGGTGCTGGCAATAACACCAGAGCCAACTGCTGCGGCTTGCGCTTGGCCCGCTAACACAACAGGAATGTTTTTATCAATTACAATGGGGTTGCGTGATGTTGATAAAACCTGCCATGATTTTTGCGCTAGTGAAATCAGCTGACTGTTTGAAAGTTTGCGCGGGAATGTACCGGCTAAATAATACGTGCAATTACTGTTTAATTGAGTACCATCACGTTCCGCCCCCAACAGAATGGGAGTATTGGCATCGTGCCAATTTACTGTCGTTACTCCAGCATCCGTTAAACTCGCTGCTGTCCACGTTCTATTTACATAATCATAGCAATCAATAAAGATTGTCGTTTTTGATCTGCGACCAAAAAGGGCATAAGTATCGCCAACTACCCACGTTTTCGATACGCTTGCAGTATAAACAGTTGATCCAACAATAATCTGGAATTGCGCCGTATTGCCTGTCCACCAACCTCCTAAGTCCCAATCTGAATTAGCTGTATCAGTTCCCCATCTACCAAAAAGTGAAGTTGCTCCGGCAGGATTACCAGAGTCAAATCGAAAAATAACAAATACAGAAAAATCATTAGCGCCTACATCAAAAGCAGATTTTTTTGCATATACCGAGTATCTATCAAGATTTGAAGTACCGCTGACTTTAATACCTTTTCCAAAAGGCGATAAATCGATACTTGAATTTGCGCCGGGGACATTAAATTGATTGCTAACCGCTTCATTGTTAACCGCGAAATTCCAGACAGCTCCTGGTTTCCATTGTAAATTTTCCCTTACAATATTTTGCGGCTGTCTATCTTGAACTAAAGCTGGAAATAATGGAGTGATAATAGGTGTAACTACGCCGGTAGAAAATAGACGGGCATTGACTATTTCTGAAATTCCGGACGCTTTGTCGGCTGTTATCCGATTTACCCATCGCTCAGAAAGTGAATTTTTCCAGCCGCCGTTTATCATCGCTATTTATCGATAAAGTCAAAAGAGCCAATAACAATTGGGGCAGTTGTGCCATTTGCGAGGAAATAGGCAAAAATACACGCATCCGAAGGTATTTT